CATTCTCGTCGACATTCTATGGGACGCGACCGACGAGAGTGTGAAAGCCGAGTTCCTTCGACTGAATAAAGCTGTATCTGTACCTGAACTCTATGTTTCGGAAGAGACTGGGATTGACACAGGTGACTTGATTGAAATGCGGAACGCTTTCTGCGCAAAGTTCAAACTCGCGAAAGTCAGTACAGGACGACCCAATGCACCGAACTTCAACTCGGATATGATTCTCGACGAGTTTCATCGTCTGATGAAAGAGACTAAGTTAACACCCAACGACTTGTGGGATAAACTCATACACCTCAATCAACAGATGTCGACTCGTGACCGCACAAAGCTCACATCCAAAGTCATTGAGAAATGTGAACGGTCTGGACTCTGGTTGTTCGCATGGAGCCGTCGACTTAACGCGAGCGAGTTAATTTAGACTTACGAGTGGTTCGGGTCTTCTTCTTTCCATTAACGCGGTAAGTCGTACGCTTCTTATACTTTTTGACCTTACGGGTTCTACGACCACCTAATGTTCCTTCAGGAACTAAGTGAGCTTTATACCACTTTACATCTACAATCTTTTTACGAGTAGTTGGGTCTATGAACTTTGATGGTCCTTGACCCCACAAACTTCTCAATGTATCCGGAAAGTAATAACTTTTTCTTGCAATCGTTCCTCCTTCACCTACAATCTGTCCTACAACTGAACCTTCTTCAATATCATCATATGCAATTACATCACCTGACCCAGCTTCAATGTCTTTTGAAGGAGGAGATGCTGGAGGTGTAAGAAACTCTGGGAGCTCTTCATCTTCATCTTCTTCTTCATCGTCGGCATTATCTTCTTCTTCAGGCGCAGTATAGATAGTTGCAACTACTCCTGTTTCTGCATCTACAGAACGAATCGCAGTATCTGCATCTTCACCTTCTAGTACATAGAGAACCATATCACGAGGATGGCACGCTAAATAGATTGGATAGTAAAAAGATGCTTCAACATCAAAACCATCCCTTCTCGTTCCATTTCCATTACCTGCTACTGTAGTCACTATACCTTCAGGTGTGACCCTACGAATACGGTGATTGTCAAAATCAGCAACATAGATATTTCCATCTAAACCGATTACAAGTCCCCAAGGTTGATTAAAACGCGCTTGTTCTCCAGTTGCGTCTACCATTCCAGGTTGTTGCTCATTTCCTGCAAAGACCGTAGCTTTATCATCAACTCCAAGTTTTGCTCTGTAGATACAGTGTTTTGAAGGTGAAGTTGAATATAGAAGTCCAGAGTCATCCACTGCAATTGAGTATACAAAGTAATTAAGTAGATGGCGAAATACAGTCACTTCTCCTGTACTTGTAATTTTAATCACATGACTACCACCAGGATCACGATCTGCTACATAAACAGTTCCAGTTGAATCAATTGTAAAACATAACATACTATCAAAAGGTGCTTTAAATCCACGTCCTTCAGTTGCACTCGCAAATGTAGTTACGTTTCCTTGAGCATCCACTTTACGAATCGCATTATTTCCTCGGTCAAGTACATACAGGGTTCCACGATAGGATACAACATCTATAGGTTTATTAAATATAGCCTGATTTCCAGTCCCATCTTGAAAACCACGATCTGTTTGACCTGCAAGTACCCGGACACTTGAATCTGTACCAAGCTTCAAGATAGCGTGATTAAACTCTGGAACATCCAGAGCACGATAAGAATCAAAATTAGATATGTAGATGTTTTGAAGATCCACTGCGATCGGATTCGCGTTCCTAATCTCGACCATTATAAACTGTAGTCAAAAAAACTTGAGAAGAAGTGAAAACGGAAGCCCGTTCCCCTATCCTTCCTTTTTCCATACACCATGAACTCCATTGACGCTGAACTCGCAACACTACACGCTCGCATCGCAGAACTCGAACAGCAGAAGCGCAATGCTCCCGCCGCCAAAGAGAACGAACGATGGACGAATGAAGACGACAGAACCTTGATCATCATGCTACGGTTCAAGGCCGCTTCGTTTCTCGACGTTGCAGCTGCACTCAAACGCTCGGAAAGCGCCATCCTCTGGCGTGTTGAGAAACTCATTACCTATCACGTACATGAAGATGGACCGTATGTAGATGAAGTCTGCCAATGGTTGATGCCGCACATTCCACTCGAAACCTGGTTGAGGGAACGTGCCAAACTTCTCTAAAAAACGGAACTCAACCCATCGAGTGTCTGAACGGTATACAATGCCTCGCTTCATCCGCATCCACCAACAAGTCTTCCACATTCCTTCCCTCGCCAATGTGAGTATGGGAACCTCCTGGACTGGACAGCCTATCTTGACCTTCTACTATCACAACCAACACAATCACACGATTTGGTATCCCTGGGGCAAATGGGACGAGTGTGAACAAGACATGATTCAAGTCAAGACCGCCATGATGGAAGTCGAACGCGTCTTGACGAACGTGTTTCTGACCGAGCCCAAACCGATCGAAGTGATCTTGAAAACGGAAAGTCTCAGCGTAGATACAGGAGCCGTAGAATGATAGTCCACAGAGTATTCGATATCAGTATAGTCAGTTTCTTAGTTGTAACCTTTATTATCATCTTGTGCGTTGTCTAATGGAACCTTGTAAACATTGCCTAGCGCTTATCTACGATGTGCTCCAACACCCTTACTCTGCAGAAGCATTTGGTGCACCCTTTATTCGTCAACGGCGAATCGAACACCTTCTTCCTGAACTCGCGGTTGAAGTCCATCGCATGATTCACGAACGCGTTCGCTCCCCTAAATCCAACTCGATTCCAGTGTTGATGTGCTACGAAGCAGGACTCGCACCTCATATGCTATGCCAGTACTGGTTCTTTGAAAAGCTTCAAGCTCTTCGCAATCTCCATGCGATTCATCGGGAACACTCCAAGTAAAAACGGATTTATTTTTTCGTATGTATCCAGACCTCCTCCCCCTCAAAATGCAGCTCCCTCAACGACATGGAAAGAAATGGTACGAAGGTGAATCCCACTACATCCTACTACGAATTAAACAAGGAATACCCCCCTCTAAAATAGCGAAGGAAGTGAGCCGAACTACGAACGGCATTACTGCACAATTGAAGCGAATTGGATACAACTCGGTTCAAAAGGGCATGAAGATTGAAGACGCATCCAAACTGACAGGTATACCTGTGGATAGACTGACCTACTACATACAATGTAAAGACTGTACACTCCTAGACCTTATCCAAGAAGTTACAAGTCTTCGTTCGAGAATCGAAACACTTGAACGAAGGAAAAGACCGGCTGGAAGTGGACTTGCTGCGATTCGTGCTGGAGATGAGTACTTAAACTGACCTAGTTGACTCACCGCAATTCGTCTGATTAAACGCTCGGAGTAAAAACGGATGTTTGAAGTATAGGATCATTATTTTCATATACCGAAGATGCCGCTTACTATGATATTCGATACTGAGACAACTGGCCTACCTATCCGTCCCCCTAAGTATAACACATACCACCCTCCAGAAGATACAAAGAAATACGATGGTTCACGAGTTGTTGATTGTGCTTATATCATAGCAGACGACACTACTGGCGAAGTAATCAAAGAAGTCCAAGCCATCATCAAACCAAATGGCGAATATACAACCGACGCTACTATGAACTATCATGGAATCTCCACGTTGAAAGCTGAAACAGATGGACGCGATCGTAAAGAGGTATTAGATACTCTATCTAAAGACCTGGTGGATGTAGAGAAGATTGTAGGCCACAATGTGAACTTTGATTATCATATTCTAGCCAGCGAACTCATTCGTTCTGGATACTCGAATCTCCTAGCCTCGAAGAAGCGCGTTTGCACTATGGAGATGGGACAAACATTTATGCGAATAACTAAGAGTCCTAGACTTGGCGAACTATATCAACACCTCTTTAAGAAGCCCATGGAAGCTGCACATTCTGCGAAAGGTGATACAAAAGCCACATTAGAGTGTTATTACAAAATGGTAAAGGATACTGCTCGAGATGTACAACGTCATTCACCTGCCACACATGTACAGGTTGTACAACCGACACATATCAATGTTCCAGTGATTCGTGAGGCTAACTGGACATTCGCATCTCATAGAGCGGCACTACCTGAAGTCTACGCACCCCGGCAGTCAGGTCCTGTGAACATGAACACACTTTTCAGCTAATCACAGATCTTTATACACTTCGAATAAACTCCCAGTTCAGGTAGTCATTTTTAAACGCGACGAGTTTTACGACCACCCTTTTTGAGTTCTCTTAGTGCACGTATACCAGTTCCAACAGGGGCAGTAATACCTATAACTCTCATTAGATTTTGAACAAATCCACTCAAATCTGGAACATAGTTAAAGTTGCGTTTGTTATAACGATCAATTCCAGTAGCATCTATAACTATTTTACCATCAGAAGTAGAACCAAGTATAGTTATTGTTTTTGGGGTCTCAATCGGTCCTGTTATTTCTATATTTCCATTCTTAATATAGTTGAATGTAGTTTTAGGATCTTGTACACCTCCTGTATCAGAAACTTTTAGAAAGTCTCCAACTACTTCATACGTTGTTGTTGACATATTCATTTATTATACACTGCGACGAGTTTTACGCGCCTTCTTGGATAGTGATTTACGAGCCTTTTTGCTTCGTGACTTACGACCACCCTTTTTGAGTCCTCTTACTCCATGTATACCAGTTCCAACTGGATATAGAATGTCCCTCATTTCTTTCCAAACCTCTGGCTTCAATCCTATATGTTCACGCAGTAGTCCTTCTTCTGGGCTACCCAGTTGTTTCCATTTTTCGAAAGCTTTGGGTCCTTGATTCTTGAGGTCTGTCACAGGACCATCCCACTTGTAACCTTTCTCTTCATTCATCTTTTTCAACGAAGCATCCATTGCAAATGCTCGTCTGATATCGTCCTTGGGCATAAATTTGGTGTCTCCCACCTCAATAGTTGGAAGTTTATGTACAGACATTTATTTATACACTTCGAATAAACTCCCAGTTCAGGTAGTCGCAGATCTTCTTCCAGATTTGGTCGTGGGCGATCAATCGGTCTCGTGATTTCAACAATGGAAAGAACACCTTGTATTCGTCCAACTCCAACAGCTCAAAGAACTTGTAGAGGATGTACGAGTAGCTCAAGAAGTTCGTGCGGTCGTTCGGGCAGTACAGCAGAAAAGGAGCCTGAATATCTTGAAACATGGCTCGTATTTTCTCTTCAATTTCGGGGGTAATGGTGGGAGGTGGATTCCCATTGAGGCGAGAGAGGATGTGGGCCCTGTGCTCATAATACTTAGAACGATTGAGTTTCTTCAAAATGTGGCGTATATCCTCTTCCGTCAAATCTGCAATGTTGTGGATTCGACGCTTGCGGAGTTCCATAATGACCTCGTTCATCACATCTTCGGGAATGATGGTCGATTCCTTCGCTTGAAACTGGTTCAAGATTTCATTGAGATGGTTAATCTTCTTGTATGCATAGTTATTGCGTTCCTTCGGTGGGTCACGGAAACTCGGAAAGTCTGAGACAACCAACGCATACTCTTCGGAGCCACATCGAGGACAGACCAAAATACCTTCGGATGAGATTTCCTCGCGTGCGACATTACACTGGACGCAATGCTCCGTCAATAACTGAACGACCTCTGGACCACTCGACAACTTCATGCGTTGGACGTACTCATCAAACATCTGTTTGCGAGACAGACCATTCTCGGAGGGAACGGATGCACTGAAAAATTTGAGGAAGGTATTGGCGTCTTTGGACTGCAAGATAGGCGCATTGACCGAGGTATCTTGTTTCTTGTAATACTCGTCTAGCAAGTCCATGTTTTTCAAGTAATACTCTTCCACGGGTTGTGCGTGTTCCAACTCGTCTTGAATTTCACGAATGCGGTCTTGTAGATGATTTGCCTTCACAATGTCGTTAATATCATTCGTAGAACATAGGCGTGATATTTCCGTTTGTAAGCGGTCTAGCTCTTCCCGCAGGCTCTCCTGCTTGATTTTGGAGTCCTTGAGTGTTTGAACGATTCCCTGGTGTAAAGAATCGAGAGTACCTGTCGCGATAGATGTAGTGGGGCTGTCCCGTGTTTTCCGAATCTTGAACACGTCCATTTACAAACTCTTTCACCTGGTTCATGAAGACTGGATTGTGAAGGATACAGGGTCGTTGGCGACGCACTGAAGAGACTAAATGATTGAATTCCATGCCCAAGTTCTTACATGTATACGCCAATGCAAGAGACGCAGAACGATTCATACCGGCTTGGCAATGAACATAGACCATTCCCGTTCCCTCTCGTAAGAACTGATGAAGTGTGGATTCAAATTCAGGATACCAGTCTAGAATGTTCGTCTCCAGTGAATCCACTGCATTCAACACTTTGTATTTGGATGGAAATCGACTTCTCCACCAATACGGAGAGAATTCGTCAAAGGAGCAGTTGATTACATGGGTAATCCCATACTTTTCAACAAACGCCGGTGTTAAGAATACCCCAGGTCCAACCAAGATGCGAGGATGGAAAAACGCTGGAGGTTCACGAAGGTAGGTCGGTGAAAACAGAAGCGAAATGAGGGACATTGTGTTATTCTGTTTTCTTATTTGTAAGCATGTGTTACAGTGCAGATGTATCGTTTACGACCTGGGTCTTTGGATTAGCCTGTTCACTGATTCTGGCTCAACAGGGAAAACCTTACCTCTTTCCGTTAGTGGTTTCTCAAATGCAGCTTGTAGAGGGATTACGGTGGTCGGAGTCTGTGGATGAACGAGTTCTTTCGGTGATGGGAAAGCTGGCGTTGTTCGCTCAACCTGTAGCGGCTTTCTATGAAGCAAAAAAGTATTCGTTTATTCTTCCATACATTGTGATTCAATCCATCACTGAATTTCTGTATGGATCACGAGACCTTCGGTTTGTCGTTGCAGACGATGGACATTTCCAATGGAAGTGGAGTTTTGACCCCTTCTCGTTCGAAGGACTCCCGTATTGGATAGGTCTGATTTTGGGAACATACTTTCTGTTGCCGCGTGAACTAGGACTCATTCTAGCGGGTCTTCTGGTGTATTTCAATGTAGTTCATGGACCGTATCACACCCATGGCTCACTGTGGTGTACATGGGTGAATATCATGTGGGTCTACTACATGTTGCGTTAATGCCGGCTACACCGCACCCGCCAAAGGTGAGCCCTTTTGCTATACGGCACGGACAGGGTGGATTTAACGCTTCGTTCCAGCCAAGTTTAGCAATGTGTTCCATGGTTCGCATCGTCCATCCATACGAACCTCCGCTATGTCCTTGATACTTCATGGCTGCATTGATACGGTCAAGGTTTGGATGGGTTGAAAACACAAAGCCTTTGTCTTTGTCTGGGGTATAGGTCTTCATCCAGTCCCAAAGGTCACAAGCCGTAATGGCTTGGTAAGCGTCGGTCAAGAGTTCGCGTTCGAGTTTAGAATAGTGAGGTGGGAAAGTCTGCATTGTAGAGGGGGGATGTCCAACACTTTCCCCAAACTGAATCCATTTTTTATCCGAGGATACTCGAGATGAACCCATTCAAAAGGTGTGCAATGATGACTGCAGCAAGACCTAATACACCTGCACCCGTCCAGCTGACGACTCCTGAACCGGTGTAGGCATTCGGAACATATTGAAGAAGCATGTTACGAGGAATAGATAACGAAATGATGCCTGCTGCAAGGAAGAAGGCAATGTACAGGCTGGCTGAAGAAGCCATCCAGCGCATCGCGGGTAAGGTAGGTTTGAACGAAGGAGCCATGGTCGAGTAACCAGGTGATGGGATGCTAGGCATCGGAATCACAGGGGGTTGCGACTGCGGTCCTTGGGGGTTTGCATTCAACAGAGCGTCGAGAGATGTAGAATCGTCCATTGTTTATTCATTAGACGGGTTTTCACACGATGCATCTTCCACGCGGTATCGGTAGCATTTACCGTCCACCTTG